CAGTGAGTTCATCTGGTCGTATCTTCACAGGAACGGCGTCGTTGTATTTGTAATTTCTCTGTTTCTTGGGCGTAAACGGTTTGGTTAACAACTCATAGTGCATGTCTGTGTCATCTAACCCCAGATGAGTCTTTCTCAATCTATCGGCTATGTCTGGGCATCCCGTAGAAATTAATATGAAGAAATTCTCGATATCCACGTCATTGACTATCCTCTGTAACATTCTCAATACTTGACCGTTACTGTCATCATGATCATATAGCACACGGATCCTATCCTTGTCATCAAACCTGTCCTTCCTAATTTTTGTGAGCTGGGCTCTCAGGTTCGAAGTCCCTAATATAGACACATCTCCCTCTGGATAGTAGTCATTTAGATCTATGGTAGCAATGATGTTATAGTCGCTCATACCATCCCCTTAGTTCCTCGAACGTCTCGAGGAAGTTCTTGCCCCTGCGTTCGTCATATTGATCGTAGAATGCCTTGAAGTCGTTCAATAACTTGGGCATCTCGAATGTTTCAGAATGCGGACGTTCCACGAGTTGTAGGTAATCTATCAATCTGTCCACATGATTGATCTCAAATTCGTGTAAACGGTCGCCGTAGTTGGCTTTGAATATACCCAACCTATTTGCCTGTGCTATCCTAAACTCCTTGTCCAATACCAACGGTGACTGGAAACTAGGAAAGCGTAAGATGTTTAATGTGAAATTAATTGCGTCCTGACCATATTTCTCTTTCCATTTAACTATCTGTTTTAGCAAATATGGTAGTGTCAATAGACACAGGGCATTTACTGTACACATCACATGCAGTCCACGCAACTTACCACCTTCAAGCAAATATTCAACATTAGTAAACCACTGCTGATAATCTAAACCATCACGTATGTATTCGGCGTGTGAATGTGTGGCTTCACATGATGTGTACAAGTCTAGATCAACATCACCGGCGGATTCTAACAGTCTATCTATCTTATCCCGTTCCATGGCAAGGTTGCTGTTAATGGCCAAACGTGTTTGGCTCTTGCCCTTATTCTCCCTGAACCAATCTAGCAACTGCCAAGTGTAACCACTCATCAACGGCTCGCCTCCGGTTATCCTTAGTTCTCTGAGCGTCTTGTGTAGATCGGATTCCCACCAACGGAAGAAGGCCTCGACATAAGGATTGCGATCATGAATAGTAAAAAGTTGACTGCTATCATGCCTATGAGTAAAATGACCCCGCCCGTCACTAACCAACCCCTCGTAGGGTCCATTGTTGCGTATGTCTTTAACCCAAGTAGAACTGAAAGCGGGATTGCAATAACTACAAGCCAACTGGCAAGTCCTATCGAAAGCAATCTCCAGAGTCCTAAGTTCAATATCCTGTGACCAAGGTGTGTTGTATGCTTCATCCAATTCCTCATCTGTGTATATCCTCGTCTTATCCACACGGTCTGATATCTTATCAGTGCCCATGTCCTCTATCTTCCAACAGTATTCACAACCTGCTGGTCTCTCGCCCACCTGCATCTGTCTGCGTTGTTCTTTCTTTTCTGGTGTGTTATGTATCAGTTTGGGATTTACCTCAACAGCATTGATGTCGATCTGATGTGGCAAGGGATGGTGACAGCTCGTTGTCTGCCCACTGCCCAACCATATGGTAGCATTGTACCATTTGGCGCCACAGAATGACTCCGACTTGATGTCTATCACCCTACGCTTGTATTGTAAATCTGTCTCGTTATCCCTTTTTGGCATGCCTCTCACAGTCTCTCCACCACTCCTCCATCTCGGGGAATGTTTTCAGGAAGTCCGTGCCTCTCCGTTCATCATGTTCATTGAAAAATTTATAGAAGTCCGCCTTCTGCCGACTCACGTACTTATCGTCATGTTTCTCACCTGACTCCATCCAAGCGATGTCCCTGTCCCATCTCTTTATCTCGTAGTCCTTGAATCCCTTGAATCTTTTCTCTTCTCTCTCACGCCAAGTCACCATCCAGTCTCCCAATCGTTCCATCTCGTCCCTGTAACTCTCGGGCAACAGATCCATACGCATCCATTCTGGTGTGCGTAGCAACGGAGTGTCGAACCAGACACGTTGGTACGTGTTGGAATATAATTGCCTCAATCCGTGTATGCCTGCTAACAGGTGTCCCACAGTGCTGACATTGAGATTTGACATGGTAATGATGAACGTTATGCTACTGCGTCCGGGTATCTCATGTAGGAATTGATTCACCCTATCCCATAATAGGTCGAAGTCCAAGCCGTCCCTTATGTACTCCGCGGGCTTGCCAAACGTGTCCACAGAAACATACTGCATGAAGTGTTCCACGTTCTCTCCGTCACATATTCGCTTGACGTAATCCTTGTACTTCTGCCATAGTTTCTCCTCAACCGAGAAGTTGCTTGTGACATTTAAGTGTAAGTCGGGCTTGGGGTTCGCCAGAACATGATCGAATACCTTGTAAGTATTCTTGTCCATCAGGGGTTCTCCGCCCGTCATGCGGAAGTGTTTAAGTTCAGGATAGAGAGTAGGCCACCACTCCCAGAACGCAGTTAGGTATGGATTGTGTTCTCGGAACGGTATGGGCTTCCTCCTACCCTGAAAATATTTAGGGTCATTGTGTGGCACTGTGGTAGGCCACGGACCCAATTCGTTTGCCTCTTTCTCCCACGCTGTTGAGTATTGTGGTGAGCAGTAAGAGCATCTTAAATTACAGTTGTGATTGAAGTTGACTTCTACATAACTTGGTGTGACATCCTGGTCCCATGGTGCGTCAACTATCTCTTTAAATGATTCTGCGGCCCATGGTTCGCCAGAACGATAGTGTCTGTCACTGAGTTTACCATTGTCCTCCATGGTCCAACAGTAACTACATTCTTCAGGGCGTTGACCTTCTAACATCTGCTTACGTGCCAATTTCTTTTGTGCTGTGTTATGTAGGGCACTGGGATGGAACTCCAATGGTTTAACATCTATCTCATGTAAGGGTGGATGGTAACATGAGTTAGTCATACCTGTGGTGAGATGTAGGCTAACCTGTTTCCATTTAGCCAAACACATGCTAGGACTTACTGAGTCTAACTGTTCTTTAGCAACTTCTGCGTCACTTAAGAACTTTGACTTAAAGTCTTTGTTTACTTCATCACCTTTATTTTGTATAGACATCTATCTCTCTCACCATAGGTCCTTGGTTACGCCAATTTGATCTATAGTGTCTTTTAAAAAATTTACTTTGCGATTCATCTAGCTCTATAACATCTAGATCTAATCTACCAAGTTCTTTAGCATTTTCTCTTGCTATCTGATCTGGATCCTGTGATTCCATTTCACTCCATAACTTTTCTAAGTTATCAAACCATTGTACTTCCCTATGATCCCAATCTGTTAACATAGTCATCAGTGTGCCTTGTCTAGCACCTGCTATTGCCCATATACCGTTTTCAACATCACGTCCTACTGTGTGCCATATGTTGAGATTATCTAGGTTACGAGCATGAACTCTATCTTTAAATTCATTTATTGTTGGTTTATGTCCTCTGTCTAAACACATCTTAACACCTTCTCTGAATCCTGCTCGCCATGCCTGGAAGGGTGTGGCATTAGGATATGTAGTTGAGTAGCAATCGTGCATGGCCCAGTATAAGGGATCAAAACAAAACTCCACATTAGTTTCATCATCTCCTTGTGAGTTTTCATGTGTCTTCATATTGTAGACAAAATCCTTAGTCCATGAACTAAGTCCGCCATTACCATACATTAAACCGTTAATGTGATTACGAGCTCTCCATCGGAACACTGCCTTTTCATAATCCTCATCTTTTAAGTCAAACGTTAAGTTAAAGAAGTCAGGGTCTGGCATATTATCGCCATCTATTAGGATAAATCTATCTGTAGTACTAGCATCAGCCGCGGCTTTGTGTGCGGCATCTGATCCTTTAACACCATCAACACGAACGGCCCAAGGTACCATGTTCTTGATCTTTACCCAGAACTCTTCCTTTTGAGGTTCATCGTAACTGAGATAAACTACATCTAAGTCCGCTACATCAATCATAATATTTCACCTTCCAGTGTCTTCCCTTTCCTATGATAGTGACATCATCTTCCAATGTCTCCGTCCCTATGATACCCGTTACCAGTTTCCTGTACTCCTTGATCCTGTTTGGATTCACTAACTTACCGTCTCTCACAAACACGTCGTATCTATTCTGTGCGAACGTTGACTGGTCAACCACTATGTAATCACCATCCAACTCTTCCGAGCTGTAACACCTGACACTACCATCCTCGTTGTAGTAGAGCCTGTACTCGTACTTGGCCCTGGGCTTGACCCCCTTATGGTGCTTAATTACTTCCCAGAAGTTGCTCATAGTGTTCCTCCAATGTGGTAGCAAATGATTTGATGTGATAGTGTGTGGGTATCTGTTGTTGTATGGTCTGTATGCGTAATCCGCGATCTGTCAACTCCCATACCAGTTCCTTGGTCCAGTCCTCGCCATGGCAGAAGTTTATCCTGCCCTTCATGTGTGCGAACTGTGGATATGTGCTTGGTAGCAAGAAATTCTCTCTACCCAATAATACTGTCGCCAATGCGTACACGGTGTCAGTGTCTGGCTCTGATTGATTCCAGTTACGCAGTTTGACTTGATCCCAATTATCAAATATTTCTCTACAGGTCACGAAGAACCTGGCGGCCAGTTCACTACGCCTCCAATAGGTTATCGCATTATACACATCAGGTAACTTGTTGTCGTCAAGGTGTCGCCTGTATGTTCTATCCGTTGTCCTATGTCCGTAAAAGTTCCTGGTGCCCTGTGCCACGAAGACGTCACGTTTCTCTACCATCGTCCACCAATGATCTATGCTTCCGTTTAATACCATGTCTGCTTCTAGTTTGATAGTTTGACGGAAGGGTGTTGCTTCAAATATTTGCCAATCATTCTTTAGTCCGCCTTGATCACCGTGGGGTAACTCTATCTCATAGTCAAATATACCGTCCCGACAGTCACCTAATACTGCCACTTTGGCCTTGGGCATGAAATACTTTATAGACTTTGCCAATGCTCTGGCACATGCGTGGTATACCTCACCCTGTGCCACTATCAAGTATCCCTTCTCTGCCTTAATTGCCTGCACAGATCTTCTCCATTGCCTCTTTGTTCATGACATGTAGGTCCAAGCCACGTATGTTCTGTACCACTGCCTTTTGCTGTAGGTGTGTTATATACTTTAACACGAACGTGTCGTCTTGTTCACCCTGTTCTATACCAACGTCCGTGCCTACGGTTGCCAATGGCCAGGGAATGTGATAGTATTGCGGTTCCTTGTGCCCACCTATTATTCCCATGGCTATCGAGAATGCCCAATCATTGCGGAACACCCTGCGACTGAACTTGTACAGGTCAGCATAATGGTTCCAGTTATTCTTGATCATGTCCACTAGCTCGAATATGTACTTGCCCTCTTGGTTCCTGTTGAAGTACATCACCGTGGCCCAGGTGCTGGGAAATTGGTGTTCCCCAAAGTTATCCAGTGCCACGAAGTGTGCCCTGTTGGTCACATCCAGTGCGTACCTGTGTATCATGAATGGCTTGTCTATGTCAAACAACAGACCTAATAGATCCGAGTTCACAACGTAGTCCACGTCCAGGACCAGTGTCTGATCATAGGGACTGTGTTCCCATGCCCGATTGCGACTGGCGTTGTACCATTTCTCTCCGCCCTTGGTGGCGTTGAATACCCTAACCCCACCGTACTCTGCCTCATCCAGGTCGGATATTATGGTAGTGGGCAGTCCCAGATACTTCTCTATGCGTTTGGCACTCCACTTGGCCATCGACAGGTAGTCCGTGGTATCATTATTGAATGCGTAGAGTAGGACGCCCTTGCTCATCTCTGCCTTGATATCTCATTTAGTTCAACGAGCCAAGCGTTCAATTGTTCCTGATAACGTTGCTTGGCCTCGTCCAATAGGGCAAGCCTAGTGACCTTCGTGGGATTACCAAACTCGTCGAGTATGACCATCTCTCCGGTGTCATATGAATTCAGTAGAATGATAAGTTCAGGCCCAGCACGAAACATGCCACCCTGATGTGCGAACAGCAATTTGGCCTCGTATTTTTCGCGAAGCGTCTGCTTGGCCGCTTCATGATCGAAGCGATGCCTGATCTTCTGTGTTATATTATCCATACCCTATTATAACACATATTTACCAGGCAAAAAGAAAGGCACTTAAAAAAGTGCCCTTCAATCTTACCAAATATAGAGTATTATGAACCTGAGTATGCAGTTTCCACTGACATAGTAGGTGATCCCCAACTGGCACTGGTTAACTGTGTGCTCGCTGGAAGGATGTAGTTCATGGTCGATGTCCAAGTACCGTCAACCAAGTCCAATGAAGCAGGGTTAGTGCCTGCCAATGGATATGTCGGGTTACCTGTGTCAGCCGCCGCATCAACTGCCGTTACCTTGAAGTCGATGTATGTCGCTGAACCAGCCGCCGCATTAGCCTGAGCTTCTAACTTGATGTAGTTGCCTGTGTACGGTGATGTGTCAGCATACTTGATGATCAACTGTTGGTATGACGTCGTCAATGCGAATGCGTCAATCGTTCCCTTCGCTGAGCCAGCGCCACCTGCATAACCACCAGTCTGTGTCGTGCCTGTGTATGCAGTACCGTTAACGGTGTGTGAAGCCGAGCCTGAGAACGTTATGGTTCCCATGTTAGTCGCTAAGTCTGACCATTCAGTGTTCTTGTCGTTTGATGTGCCACCTGAGCGGCTGAATGTGAACGTGATAAGTCCGCCAGCGTTGAAGAAGTATCTGAATGCGTTCGCTGAAGCGAATGTGATCCTGTGTACTCCACTGATGCTTGTCTGCCAACTTGATCCGTACGTCGCCGCACCGCTGGTAGTGATCGTGGAGCCCGAAGCCGCCGCATCCAATCTAGCGTTGAACACGTTAGTGATGTCTGTCGACACGTTGGCCAATGCCTCGATGGTGTTACCCGCTGAAATCGTTGAATAGTTTGTTACCGATGTGCCCTGATGAGCACCGATTGTCTCGATACGTCCGAGTAATGTGTTCCACTGTGCCGCCGTAATAGTTGATCCCGCTGAGACCGCCGCTATGGTCGAACCTGTCTCGCCATAACCGTAGTCAAGTGTGCCAGTGCCCCAAATCGTGTTAAGATTTGCAGTACCGTTGTCACCTGTACCTGCCGCGTTACCAGTGGCAAACGTATTATACTCATCGTCGAGTATGGTATCGCCTGCTGTATATGCCATGTTTAAATTCCTCTAATATCTATATTTAGTGAGATACGGTAACTACTGCTAAGACAGTACCTTCTTCACTTGTTGCTTTTGCTTCTAGTGCCCTGCCGATCACGTTGAACGCTGTGACTTCTTCCTTCGAAGCCGCCCTTGCCAAACCGTTACCTGCTGATACCAGTCTATCGCCCTTGTTCACTGTGCCTACTACTCTCACAGGAACTCTACCGTTCATAGCGATCGGTGGGTGTGTCTCATTACTACCTGCTCCCGAGTTCATCAAGTAAGCCGCCTTTGTTGATATAACACCAAAAACTGCGTCACTTAATTCGTCCTGTGCCATGGTAATTTCTTTTGCTCCGCCTAGTTCTACAACTGTGCCTGCTGGATACACTGTATCTGTCTCAAAGCGTTCAGCCAAGTCAGAATATTCAGCGGCTGATGCTGTACCGTTAAAGTTCGTGGCATATATGTTTGCCCAGACATTTCCTGAAGCACCTATGTCGTACGTGTTGTTCGCACCTGGTAACACGGAAGCCGTTGCTCCGTCAACGACAGCAACGTTCTTGGAAACGCCGCCATCATTTACCCTGAGTATAAGGTCACCATCTGATGTTTGGTTCTGTACTGTAACGTCAGCGCCGGATACGCTTACCCTGAAGTCACTGTCAACACCAACTGCTAGACCCGTGTCATTTAACACGCCTAATGTTCCTGATGTCGTGTCATTTGCGATGGCACTTAGGAAGTCTGTTGAATCTAAGTTATCTAATAATTGTGCATTTGTCGCTGAGCCCTTGAACACAGCGTTTGAAACTGATGAGCTTAACTGTACACCTGGACCAATTGTCGCAAAACCAGTGATGGCCGCACCTGGAGTGAACGTTGCGTCTTTGGATACAGTTGCTACGATGTCGTCCTCAACGTAGAGTTTAACGACAACGTGATCAACTGCCACATTGTCTTCTACGGTGTCAACGATGGCACCGGAAGTGCCCGTGCCAGCAGTGAATGAAGGACCTACCAAGATCCAAGCACTACCGTCATATACTTTTAATTGTGCATTGGTTGAGTCAAACCATAAGTCGCCTGCCACAACCGATGTCGGTGCTGTTGCTGAACTCGTAGCACTACCTAAATTCTTAAATGTTGTTCCGTTGTAGACCTTTAAAACGCCACCTGTCTTATCAAACCATAATTGGCCTGTTAGAGGTGCGCCTGGTGCTGTCGTGTTAGCACCACTCTCGAGTAATTTGAGAACGTTCTCGTTTAGGAACTCGCCGTAACCGGCATAGTTCTTACCAACCAGCGTGAGAGAGCTGTCAGTATTGATGGTACCGTCTGCGACTGTGGCAAATATGGTTCCATCTGTTTGGTTAATTGTGTAAGCCATCGTTAATACTCCGTATCCTTATTTGTATATTATTTATCTGTCTATTTATATAAGCACATTAAGTGGTGCTTAAATTAGTCAGAGTTTGTATTCTCACCGTGTAATCAATTTGAATTTGCCTGTTCAATGATTTCTGTACCGGGTGGAATATAACATGTGTAATTAAATCTAAATCACTGGCACTTCCCTGCCATGATTTCAAACCCAACTCGTCAAACACGAAATCTCCGTCCAAGTTCGTCGAGTTGTCAAACGCCTGCTGTCCGGAAGGTTCACCGTAGTCCAACAAGCATGATACCAATATGTCGGTGTAGAGCTTACCGGCAGTATGTAACACTGTCAATTTGTTTCTTGAAGTGTCGGTGTTCGCTGATGAAGTATCATCCACGACCTTCTGATATGTTTGGTTGTATAAGTCAGCGTTCTGTCCTGTGATATTCGGTGGTAGGTAAGTGATGACACCCGTGGTATCAACACTTGATCCGCCATTACCAAACGCCATTTGATAGATGTGTCCCAAGTTCTTGTTGGCCATGGCCTGTGCTAAACTGTTCGAGAAGTTCTCATAGTGGATGGCATTACGCTTATCCACGAAGACTTCCTCGTTGTTGGGATCAAATATCTTGATGTGTCCCTCTATCAGGACTCCACCTTGCTCATCTGGTTTCTTTTGTTCTTCTTTCATCTCGGTATCTTTATTTTGTTCCATACTATATTTATCCACTATGAATTTTCACCCTTTAAGAACTTGGCTGGCACCGTTGTGGTATTCTGTAGTGCCTTGCCCTGGGTCACTGAACTACCGTCATCCACAGTCGGTACGTCATACCAGGTCTTACCATAACTGTAATCCAGATATGTTGCTATGGAGTAATCATAGGCAACGCTACCTGCCGCATGTGATGTCGTACCGGTACCAGCGGTGCCCCTACGTAGCCCGCTCAGTGTATTATTAGTGACATCACGCTCACGATATGTTATACGCTCGCCGTTGATTATCACGATACCGAACGTGCCCACAGTTAGGTTAGGTTGGGCCAACTTGCTGGCATCTGTTACATATATGGTATCTGCCGTTGCTGACAATGCCTGTGTTAATTTAGTTTGTTCGCTGGTCTTGATCCTATAGACCGCGTTGTTATCTCTCATGTCCTTGAATACAGCAAAGTTCAAGTTATCGGGCACCTCGTTCTCTGTCTGTAAGGTCACGACAACAACATCACTGTCAGTTATCGACATAGAGATGAACTGTAACTCAGTGCTATCTGTCGAGTTCATCTGCCAGTCCCTGCCAAGATACTTGCGTAGCCCGTTCACTGTGACACGTAACTTGTCTGGCTTGGTTATGCTTCTACCTAAGTCAAAGTTACTGAGATCCACTGTGGTTCCAACTGTCTTGTCAAACGGTTCACCGTCAGCGTCAAAGCCAACGTAGTCAAAGCCGGTTACTATCGTGGTACCTGTTGAGGTTGGTCCCCTATAACATCTGTTGATGATGTCAAGCTCGGATGTGTTGTTATCTGTGGTCACCATTATACGGGCACCAGTGATAGGGGCAGTATTAAATGTTATCTTATTGAGACCAGGGCTCACAGGTACTCCGCTGTATGATATCTTGTATTCTGCCGCTGTCTCGACGAATATCTTGACGTCCGCTCCCGCCGCGGGTGCCGTTGTGAACACCACATATCTCACCGAGCTGGCATCTGCCGCACTCACTGTGAAGTCCTCATACAATTTTTGTTCGACCCCGTCAACGAAGCAGTGTACGTCACTGTCAACTATCAATGTCTGGAATAGGTCTTCGGTTGACTTCCAGTTAGTTAGATTGAGATAGAATGGTCCTTCGCTAGATCCATCACCTGTATATTCTATACCTTCTGCAGGAGTCAGTCTCTTACCGTCCACTTCCACTACTGCCGTGAATGCGTTGGTACCCTGTATGTCATTGATCAGGGAGAACTCAGTGCGTGTGCCATCACCATACATTATCTGTGATGTGGGGTGGCTGGATGAGTGTACTAAGTGCTCGTCGTGTGTGATGTATCCAGGGATAGTTGATATCTCATTTTCATCATATCCGAACACGGCAACACCGATGTAATCGCCCACTGCCAACGGATCCCTATTATCATACTTGACTTCTAGGTCAGCAGTTCCGTTGCCATCTACATCCTGCGTACCAAATGTTATGCGTGTAGTCACATCATCTATCTCGGAGAACGTATAGTTCGTTACGCGATATCCATTGACCTTAATCATCGCTTCATATATCTGTTCGAACGCCACCGGAATGTCTATGTACAAGCCGTCAGTCGAGTCATCGATTAACAAGTCTGCCACTGAGTAATTGTCTACCCAGAGTTGATCACCACCACCGATGCCGTATGATTCGACACGTAGTATGTCGCCCACTGAGACGCCCGTACCTGTCAGTGTCACTGTCTTGTTGAGCCAGTTTGCTGAATAGTCAACAGTGCCCTCATATGGTGCGAAGTATTCAAAGCGTAAGGTCAACCCGGTAGTAACGTTGAACACTCTTACAGCGAAAGGATTCTCTATCAGATCCCAACTTACTGTGGTGGTCTCGGCAGTACCGTCATATTCCCATGTGTATGATCCAAATGGTTGACCGTGTCCGTCGCCCTCATAATCATAACCTGGACGTGTGAACACCTTCATGTTCAATGTGTCAAAGATTGATGCTGGAACAAGTTCTTCCGGTGAATGTGAGCTGTACGTGTCTATGTACTCGCCACCGTCCACATTGATGTCTGTTACCTGTGTACCTAGATATGTGTCTGTGTAATCACCTGGATTGTATTTCGTATCCAATAATGATTCCGCATAAGTGGGTAATCCTTCCTCACCAAAGTCTAAGTTATCAAACGGATTGAGGTCGAAGTTACCGATGTCGTAACCTGTGTTCTGATTATATAAAACGCCCTTGACTTGTACGCCCGGATAGTCAGTACCGGATACCAATAGGCCCAAGTCTAAACCAGTGTTGTTGACTGCTGGAACATATAAGCCCATAGTCCTATTCACACCACTGAGTGTGCTTGGGTCCACTACTACGAAGTCATCAGTGTTAAATGATGTACCTGTGACTGCCAACGTGCTGTCATCCTCGTTCCTGGCCTCATATACCTTGTTGTTGTATCTAACCAGTGTACCTGCCTCGTATGCCGTATTGGCTTCCCAATCCACTATCTCAGACTGATATTCGTAACGGTCATATCGTAATGTCGTCTTGAGATCACGTACGGTGCCCGGAGATGTCACTGCCACTGCTGTCGCGCCAGTTCCGTTACCACCACTTAAGGTAATGGTTGGTGCTGTGGTGTATCCTACTCCTGGGTTGGTAACCTCTATGGATACCACCTCTCCGGCAGTGTTGACTTTCGCTACCATGGTCGCTGGAGTAGTCGCAGTTCCGGACACTGTCACTGTTGGTGCTTCGGTGTACCCACTACCGCCCTTGAGAACAGTGACGCTGTCGATACTTAAGGTGTAGTTCGCTATCCATTGGTTATATGGCCAAGTGCTCCAGATGCTATCAGTTGAAACGAAGTCACCTGCGACTCCATCACTTGCTAACTTAGGACTGATGAATTTATTCGCAGTTTCCTCATAATAGGCAGGTAAATCAAAGTCTGTGGCATCACCGCCAAATAAGTCATCGCCCTTGTACGTCAGTGAGAATTCCTTGACCTGTACATGGTAGGGCTTGATCTCATTAATGTATTTCTCTATGAAGTCTTGGTTGTCAACCTGATAGATGTTGAATTGCTTGAGCTCACGTAGGTTATGTTCAACATCTATCAATGATGTCTTGATCAACCAATCAGATGCCGTGTGTTCGCTCTTGGTATATTCAAATATCAAGTTAATTAGATCTATGCGTTCATGGGATAGATCACCAATGAACAGTTCCTCGTTTATGGCCTTGATTATCTGTCTGGTTTCTGTGACTGGCTCCTCATCAAAGTATTGTGCGTCAAATCCCTCGACATCAAAGCCATTCCTTCCCGCAGTGTAATCATAGACGGATTTGTTAATCTCGATAGTTCCGTCCTCCAAGCCGATCCTATCCCAGCCCGACGTCGTTTTTACGTAAAGTTCAAATTTGCCCGCACTATTGGTTGTTACCTTAACCACCTCTCCCGTCGCCGTCTTGCTGTCAACTGTCGATAATCTTGAATATGTCGCAACCTCGTTTACAGGTTTATCTTCTGCCGAATATCCTGTGGCATACCAATCCTTGTATGACCAATATCTAGATGTCTTGTAATTCTGTACCCTAGTCAGTAACAGAGTCTTGTCGCTCTGTACTTCATATAAAGTCCATAGGTTGCTCTGTGTGCTGTCATTGGCCACTAGATATTTGTAACCTGCTGACACCAATGCCAGATCTTGATATGTTAGTTCTTCGTATGTCAATAATCGCTTATTGTACGCAGTGGCCGCTGGCTCGTTATCCTTGCTGTTCAGCAAGTTGAACGATTTGCCCTCACTGATAGGATATAAAGCCAATTGTCTGTTAGCTCTTGTCAGATAGTTCTTGAGGGCGGTATATCTATCCTTGAACATGCTTTGTCTCGGCCTGAACTCAACACCATAACGATCGGCCTCTGATAGGAAAGCATCAGGTACCTTGTTACCTGCGGTGTCAACACCTGCGAAACTGTCGAGCAGTTTCCTGTAGAGTTGATCATTTAGGAACTGATCCGGGTCACCCACCTTGATCAGTTCATATTCGACGTGTACGTTGTTGTCAGTCTGTTTCCGGTCATACTCGATGTGTAAGATGCTGTCCCTGGCGGATAGGTATTGTCCCACATTATACAATGCGCCGGTGTTGGCATCCACTGGAGCCAGATATGCGATGCCACTTGACCTTGGGTCTTCGATGTATTGAGCTAGGACTGATGTGCTCAGTGTCTTGCCACTTGGTACCGCAGGAATATTTTTGACCCAATAATAGTAGAGTGTCTCAACTATACCACTGTTACCTATCTGTGTCTTAGTGGCATATGAAGTGGTGTTATATACTGTTCCGGTACCTGTGTAATCCGCAGGTGCTTGGGTGCTTTCTATCCACTGGTAAACATCCACACTGGATCCTGTGAACAGTTGACCCCATCTCTTGGCCCTGTACTCAGGGTCTCCCTGATAATGATTGATGTATCTGGTATTTGATGTGTTCCACCAGATCTCGCCGACATGCTCGTCTCTCCAAGTCTGACCATAGTTGTTGACACTGCCCACGTCATACCCTGCTGGGTCAACTGGAGTTAGATAATCTAAGTTTTGTCTAACGGCCCCTAACAGTTTGCCCTGTAACGGATCAAAGAAATCAACGTCTACCTTGTTTTCTAATGTCGTTCTATCATAGATGAATGAGCTGTTCAATAGATCAATATTAACTACCTGACCTTCCTCTCTTATGGTCTTCCAAGCGAATTCCTTGTTATCGTTGTGATATATCACTAGTCGACCGACGATGCTGGAACCATCCCCGCCCACGTGACCGGGACTCGTTATCAATAATCTTCCGCCCTTGTAATCAACGGCCTTACCAAACTCTGCCAATTCCACCACGGTGTTG